TATTTAGCAAATCTTATGTAAAAATACCTATGATGTTTCTTCGTATAGTCCTAGATCTTTGATACTCCATCGGTCTTCAGAGAGGCTATCCATATTTGGTTTCATATTGGATAATATCATAATCTTAGGGCTGTTAAAAACCTTTGTTCCCGTTTCAAATTTTGTATTGCAAATTAAACCATTCTTAATGCTTTCAATTGCACTATAAGATACGTTGTTGCCCTGGTTTCTTGGAATATCAAATATGACACAATTACATTTGTCCATATCAACATTAAAAACTAAGTTTATAAGGTCAGCATATTTACCAGAACAACAATACAAAGCTTTATGTTTAACTACCATATATTTAGCGAATGCGGACTTGCCTATGTTGCCTTTTTCATCATGCCACCAATAGACAGTTCGGTCATCAATAGTATTTGCCGTTAGGAGCTTTTCAGCTTTTTCTTGCCAAGCATACAACTTTTCAATAACTCTTATTGGCTTGGGAAAACCGTGTTCCCAATAGTTCCCATCTTTTTTACAGTATTCTATCACAGCAGGTTCATTTCTTACAGCTCGAAAACTCGCTCTCGAGAACCCTGGTTCTTTTGCCAGCCCTGTAATGCGTTGCTTTTTTATCAACGAAATATAACCTTGTAAATGAGGCGTTTTGCAGTCTTCACCGATTTCAAAACCGACGATAGCTTTTTTACAAATCCTGGATATAGTATCTTTAACCTGGCACACTTCTTTATCAGTATAGTTATTTATTACAAAATCATACTTATAAATGGGGTTAGGAGAGGAGGAGGATGTAACATTATTACCATCCTCCTCCTTGGAACTACTTGGCACACTTTGGCTCATTTTTTATACACTCTATATAGATATTTCTCTAAGTGCCTAAACAAACTCTCTTATTTCTTTTTTTCACTCCAAATTAAAATGTTTAGGGAATATATAAAATGGCCAAGAAAATCCGAAACCGCCGACCCAGAAGGGTCGTAAAGCGCGCAAGCGCGAAACCCACAAAGAACTTTAGGAAAAAGGTTCTTTCAGTTATGAGACAACAGTGCGAAACAAAACAAGGTTTTGTTTCCGCGGACACAAATTTTAATTCTGGTATCAACTCTACAGGCGATGCTAAAAAATTAGTCCCTTCAATTGGTCAGGGAACGGGAGACTATCAACGTATAGGAGACCAGGTTACCGCTTTATCAATGAAGCTTAAAGGTGCGATTGTTTATAATCCAAGCGTGGGTCAATATGGTACTTATGCAAATTCTCGACTTGGGGTTCGAATGATGATTGTTCAACCCCGTCAATTTACTAATCTTGCTGATGTTCAAGCTTCCGCTTCTACTTGGATGGCTTTTCTGTTAAAGAAAGGCGGAACTACAGTAGGTTTTACAGGAACGCTATCTGATTTATGGGCTCCCATAAACAGTGATGGTATCATAAAATACTATGATAAGGTATTTTATTTAGATAGTCCATACCAGGTAACCGCTATAGGTTCCCAGAATATGAAAGGATCAACAAGAATATTTAGTCATTCAATCAAATTAAGGAATAAGCGTCTTTTATTTGACGCTTCCATTGATGGTGGTCTAAATGCTACCAACTATGCACCAGTGTTAATTGTTGGTTATACCCATATGGACGGTAGTACACCAGACGTCACTACAACTGCTATTTCAGTAAGTTATGATACTATTTTTAATTATGAAGATGCTTAAAAAACATTTCAGAAAGGGCGGGCTTCGCCCGCACGAACCTTGCTAATGCCTCGGTGCGGATTTCCCCCGCGCAGTCGCGGATTACACAAAGGACGGTATGTCGAATGCCGGCACACTTGCCCGGCGTGCAGACCGAGGACGACTGTATATCCGCGCGTAGCGCCCTATTTCTCGGTCCTTCGCTTTAGGCCTCCGACTACGCGATATGCGTAGTTGGACGTTGCGACCGTTCGTAAGCCGACAGGGTCGGCCACGATATAGAAATGTTATTACATAATATTTAGCAAATCTTATGTAAAAATACCTATGATGTTTCTTCGTATAGTCCTAGATCTTTGATACTCCATCGGTCTTCAGAGAGGCTATCCATATTTGGTTTCATATTGGATAATATCATAAT